CGAGGACGCACTTACCTATTATGTAAGCCCCATCCTCACTGCTCAAGAGGAGACGTCCCTTACCATTCTCACACTTATCAGCAGCCGTGACCACCATCTTGGGCGTGCTTCTCAGAAGTGTCATTACCCTATCGGCAGACCAAGTCTCCATTGAAGCACGACGCTTGAGCTTCACCATTTCGATGCTGCCATCATGGTGGATGTACTTGGCCTTGGTCGAACTTGTGCCGTCAGCCGTCCAAGCAGCCCGCCTTGAAAACTCAGTAAATGGTCCTCTGTATGTTTGTTTCAATGGTACGCTACAGACTGTTTCTACTATCGACTGTTCGAGTCTGATTCTATAGGCATCTTCGCTCGTCGCACCTTCTAACCACGGGACCTTGAAGCGGACAGAATGAGTGCCTCTATTCCTCAGCTCTTTACGACCATCAAACAGACATTCTGACCGGCCAGCCGACATCTCCCAGTAGGCGGCATCCGCTATCTGGGGAAGAGTCAGTATGGTGCCATCGTGTCGCCTACAGCAGCGACGGGATAGGGTCGTGATAATCTTCAGACGCTCCAAATAATCCTCATGGGAGGGCGATCTCCATGCCGAGGTATGCGCGAACATGGGCCAGATGGCATCTAGGTGACGGGATGCCAAAACATTAAGGGTCAGCCCAATTAGCTTATGCTCCGCCAGCAGCGGGTTGAACTCCTCATACAGCTGCCTGAGCACTGCCCCGGTATGGCTCTTGTCCAACTCACCACATACGTCTAAGCCAAAGTACAGCATGAGCTCGTGGCTGAGTATAAAGGACTGGGTGGACTCGTATTTAGTCACAGGCAGGTCTTCACAAAACCGGCGGACGAAACCCCCGCTCTGACAGAGCCTGTAGAAACCGGTCCAGCAACCCCCAGGCAGCGCCCGATAACTCTTCTTCGTAAGCGGCCGGAACCGGTCCCACATAAGCATGAGTCCGTCCCCAGCATTGGTCTGGAGATAAGGGAATATGGCATCGAGACAACCCGTCTCATCAGCTGAACCCCCCTCGGCAATATAGCGCATAAAGTCAAGCACACGGTCCTCGACGCTGGCCAAACCCGAGACATACTCCTCCGGCCAATCACCAGAGCAAGCTGCATCAGCGGCCTTGAATGAGGCCAGTAGCTTATCATAGTAAAAATGATCAGACATTAGGAACAAAAGGAAATGGCAATATAGCAGAGGGCGAGCACAATGATGCCAAAGGGTAGATTATTATACAACGATCCGACAACGACGCTTGACTTGAGGCCTGACAGGTCACTCTTGGATAACATTAACAATCGGTACACTACATCTCGAGCCCGCGTTTCTCAGCCACACTCCTAAGATGGGCGTCATCCGGGGAGGCATAATCAACGGTCTCGAGTTTGGTCCAACGCATCGGCAAAGAACCAGTCCTCAACATCTGCAGGGTGGGCAGCATGTAATTGAGCCAGGGTGAGCCATTAGGCGCATATGTGAAAGTCCAAGCACTAAGGTTCATATCACACTGTATCCACCAGCACTGAGGAGGCGCGATGTACGGCAACTCCACGGTGTTGGCTACTGGAGCGGCCGTAGGCTGCAGGGGCCATAGCCCAGGGAACGTGCGCGCCAGTGCAGTGATGCGGGGCATGGCCTCATCAATGCGGTCGTGCCTACTCATACGCATAAAGCCGAGAGGCAGGGGATTGGCCAAAGCCGCCCCCCTAGGCAGTGGCAGTTGTGAAGCAATTAGGAGCGTAGCCATATGTTGCGCCTCAAACAGATGAAAAGGTGACTTACCATCAGCAGCCCTAGCCTCTAATTCATCTTCACTGGGTGCGAGGTTAATACGACGGATCATGTTAAAGCTGTCCGTATGTATCAGGTTGCTTAAATTCACAGTGTCAGCTTGAGCCGGCCAATACATAAGGCTAGACCTACCACGCGCGAACGCTCCGAGAGACATTGGATTCACAGGCAGTGGGAGGTGTTGTTCATCTACGAGTGAATTCACAGCGTAACAAAATGGGTACGTTGTCAAGCTCACCTGGCCGTCGACAAAAACATATTCCGCAGAACACCCCAAATTTAACCTTGGGAGCTGTAACTCGTAAGTAGTTGATGGCACTCCAAACAAATTATGTTTGATGCGCGCGATAGTAACTCCCAGGCCGCTTGTTAGAGTGCACGGCAATGTAGCTAAGGCCTTGACAGAGTCAATTAACTCTAGGTATGGGGCGTATGAGCTTCGAATAGTTTTACGCTCACCCACACAGCTTAGCACGTCCGTCGTCACCCCATTATGTAGACACCAATGGCCTACTGCTGTCGTAGTCATTAGACCGAGCGTGACTACAGACATGATCAGATCACGGCCGGGAGCATTGATTACACTCCCGAAAACTTGGGGCACCATCGCAGGCTTAGAGGCAGGATCGCGCGCCTCGATAAGCACTCCTAACCTTTTCCCATCAGTCGCCCGGCCTGAAATACCCAAAGGCATCGAAAAACCGAGTGGGTAGGTGAGCGTGACAGATCCCACACGCTCACCTGCCGGTGGAGCGGACCTGGTTCGGCACCTTGTCAGGCTTGAGAAAGTTTCGGTGGGGTAGGAAAGGACGGCCCTGGGCCAGAGCTCGACCGCCTGAGCTAAGGCCCCATAGACGATTTGATCAGATTGTTGCTTCTGGGTAATCACCATCCTCAATGCGACCCTGATAATATTAACCACCTCGGACAAAGGCCTGGCCTGGGCCTGGAGAGACCTAAGAAATTCAGACTGGAAAGGAGGAGGGATATTCTGGTTGGCCGCTGTCAATGTAGCTACCTGGGTGGAATCATGCCTTGAGAAAGGCGAACCACCGACTGCGAAGTCAGAACCAAACATAGTGTTGAAGTTTCCAATCCCCGTGTCAGCCATTATGACCACAGATGTCGCAAGAACTCCATAGGTATCGACCGAGCCAGCGTTATAGAGATCGGGGCCTACCGGCTGGAAAACAGCCCCGCTGATGCGAAACATCGGGGACTCAGTCTCCAATAGACAAATGGCAATGAGCTCAGCCGCCTGCGACTCAACCAGGCCATTGACAACTAGGGTGATAGCGTCAGCCGGAAGCATCACGGCATTCACCCAGTGTTGGCGATCATATATCTGACCAAGACGATGTGCCGCGAGGTTGGCAGGCGTAGTCGCGCTAGCACCCATAGGGGTGAACGTACGATACGACCCAAAATGTACCATCGGATCAGCCACACCTCTGGCTGCTGAGGTTACAGCCAATGCTTGCGCGTCGAAGAGTAACATGACCAAACGCAGAAGTAGCTGGCCCATGTTACACTGCCCGATGTTAGCCTCAACTTGTAACAAGCTAAATAATTGGGAACCGACGTTGGGGGCGAGCGGCACGCCCGGCGACAGGAGGCTTGACATCGCTGCCTCGAACTCGCGCGTATGTTTAGTAGTATACGAAACTGCCTTTGCCGAGGTCAATGAAAACGTATTGCTCACAGCATCTACTCCTACTTCCATCGCGTATTTGAGGTACGCGGTTCCTGGAAGATCGGGTCTGATAAACTGTGTACGACACAGCATGACTGGAGCGTCTACTAACATGGTCCTCGCGGCTTCGTTACTATCTTTAACAAGATAATTAGTCCCAGGTTTCATGACGATAAACCCGGAGCCGAATTGGCCGGTGCCCCAGGGGGTCTAAAGAGGAGGTGTGAAGTGACAAGACTAGGCTCACCATGCCATTAGCAGGCGAGTCATGCTCAACAATGACCGGGGCAATCGCCAACTGGCCACTCTTCGTGAATTTAAGCATAGCCGGTAAAATGGAGACCTGAGTACTAACGGTCACTGGTTTCCTAAGCGATGCCCAGTCGAGGAAGGATTTAAGCTTGACGACTTCGACACCGGCCACTTTAAAAGAGTGAACGCTTGCCGAAGCTTGAGGCCCAGTCTCATCACCATCGCCCTTCCCATCCTTATGCTTGGCTCCAGACTGGGGCTGGTCACCCGGATCATCTGAAGGGGAGAGGCTTAAAAGAAAGAAATAATACTACACCTGCATTACCAGTCATTGGAAAACAAAACTGAAAGAAACTCATCGGCGCGTGAGGCGCTGGGATGATGTTAAGTAAACTGTAGACCCGCAAAACACACCGATGAAACGGCACGTGGTGCTAAGGGTAGTGCAAGTAAGTGCGACCCGGGGCTCATAATATATATTCAGAGTACCCCGGTGGCTAGGGCTCCCGCTTCCGCGGTGCTAGCGGGGGGGTACCGAGGCATTACTTTGTGG